TCGAATACAGACGAAGATTATGTTGATGTCCGCGCAGACTCTGTCGGTGTATCCACGCAACAAGAAAAAGACGTCTCCGTTTCAGATGATACCGTCCCCGTTTCTGTCCCCGTTTCTGTCCCCGTTTCAGATGATACGGTCCCCGTTTCTGTCCCCGTTTCAGATGATACGGTCCCCGTTTCTGTCCCCGTTTCAGATGATACCGTCCCCGTTTCTGTCCCCGTATCAGATGATACCGTCCCCGTTTCTGTCCCCGTATCAGATGATACCGAAAAAATTCAATATCATTATGCCAAACTCGAAGTCACGGCCAAGGAAAAGTTGAGACAGAAACGCGTATTCCTTGCACTCAGTCTCGACAGTTCGGGCTCAATGGGTCAAGATACGACCCACGCTGCGAGTTCAGGCATGAAGGTAGTTTCGAAGATGGAACAGGCGATCGATACGTTGACTAATATGTTCTATCTCTTCATAGACAAGTCGATGTTCGAGGCGGACGACAATGTGGCATCAGGTGAGGACCCGACGACGACACTCGAGATTTATCTTTGTCTAGATACGTTCAACAGCACAGTACATAAGGTCGTCGAACCGGTTCGGGTTACACGCGAGAACGTCGCGGAACTGGCCGAACGAATCAGGTCGATACGTCCAATTGGTTCGACCAATATAGCCGACGCATTACGTAGCATATCGAAGTACGTCGCTAACCAAAAGGAGAGTGGAGTTGATCAAGACTTTATTCATATTCAATTCTCTGACGGCGATTCTTACCCGGTCGTACCCGATGAACTGATTCTTAGTCTTGTTCCGGATTGTCGAAATATTATGGTGGGTTACGGAGAAGAGCATAATGCCAAACTATTGTCCAGTATTAGTGATACGAAGCCCAATAGCGAATACTGGTTTATCGAGAATACAGAGGCCGCCGGGGACGTTATAGGCGCTATTCTACATAGTATCCTTTATCCGGGCGAGAACACGATTGTACGTCTTGAAGGTGCCGAAGTATTTGACTGGCGCAACAATACGTGGTCCGACATATACAAGGGACTGCGTATCTCGGGCGGTGAGACCAAGACACTTCATGTACGCACTGTAACCCCAGGTGACATGATTGGGAGTCTATATACGGTCGATGACAAAGGCGTAGAGACATTCATCGATACAATTACGTGCATTCCGAATCTCGAGACTACACATCGGAATGTAGAAACCGGTGAAGAATTCAATGTAATCGAAGAAAACGATCTAACAAAGGATCTATTCCGTCTCAATACACAGATTCTTCTATTTGAGGTTTGTGCACAAAATTCGGCCCCATATGACAATACCGCCTATTTCAAATTGCGCGAGAGACTGGTAGCGTTTTACGCGGTCATGAAAGACTATATGGCTAAAAATGATCTCACCAATGACATATTTATGAAGGTCCTATTAGATGATCTCTATGTGTCCAATATGACTCTTGGTACTAGAATTAGTACAATGTATGCAAAGGCTAGACAGACTGCCCAAGGTCGCCAGAGAAGTGTCAATGTTATACCAAATGAATCGAGACTCATGCGAGAGAAACGGACGTTTGGTTCATGGGTAAGTGACACTTGGGGTACACGTGCAAATAATACACCCGAACGTCATTCTCATTTCCTTGGTCGCCAAATGGGCGGCGGGGGGATTAATCGTGCATATGCAATGGATTTTACGGCCGACGCATCGACGCAAGTGGATGAAGGTATGAATAGACACACTTCATCGTCAAGAAATGACTCACAGTATACTACGCCAACCACTGCCAAGATCATGCGAAGTATGTCATCCAATTAGTTAGATATTAGCCCATCAAATTCTTATTTAGATAATATATAGTATATTGTAATAGAATTATCCTATAAATAAGTTATATCTTTTTTACGTTAAGAGTATAAAAATAATAATATAAGAAATATATTATCATGGAAGAAACTGCATTTTTTGATGTACCTGCCAATTTTAAAACGCTCGTTCAAGACATGACTCGCGACTTGTCGATTACTTTTTCGGAATATACGTATTTATGGGAATCGTGGACTAAATCCGACATTACCGAACTAGAAATAAAGGGTTTATACGATTATTGCACGTCCGTTTATCCAGAACGTTTCTTCGATATTTTGTATCAAAATGAAGAGATTTTCGTCGTGGGCAACGATACCAACACTCTATTTTTGCCAGGTGTCGAATTCAAACTCTTATTCAATTGTACGGATATTACACATAAAACACGCAAGTCTCTTTGGAAATATTTACAGCTAATATTGTTTACTATAGTAAAGAATGTAAAAGATAAGACGAAATTTGGTGATTCTATGAGCATGTTTAGTGATATGGAGAATATGGATCTATATGAAAAAATAAATGAAACTATTGTAGAAATGAGCGATTTTTTCAACGGCGACCATGAAGAAGAGCCGGCCGATTTCAAAGAGAGCGATTTTGATGGGATAAAAGAGGCGTTTGATGAAATGGGTAACGCATTTACCGAAGATACATATGCCCGTCCCGATCTCAATCCCAATACGACATTCCATTTCGATGAAGCGGACAAACCCGATGCAGCAAAATTGCACGATCACATAAAAAACCTATTTAGTGGAAAAATAGGTTCATTGGCCCAAGAATTGGCCGAAGAAATCTCCCAAGATATACAGAAACTTTTAGGCGATTTCGGAGAAATCAAGAGTATCCAAGATTTACTGAAACATGCTATGAAGAACCCCGATAAAATAATCGCGGTATTTAAATTAGTAAGCGATAAATTACATGCCAAATTAAAATCAGGCGATATTTCCCAAGAAGAATTGTTGAACGAAGTGGGTGAGGTGGTAAAAAATATGAAAAATATGGATAACTTAAAGGGATTATTTGATTCGATTGGCGAGGCGACTTCAGGGTCGAACAATATATCCGATATAATACAAAAAATGATGTCGGCAATTAATGGCCCGGGGGGTGTGGGTAATAAGGGAATGGCGAATCTATTACGTATTATCAAGAAATTTATGGCAACAATGGGTAAAAAAGGGGATTTGATGAATATGGCAAAGAAAATGATGGGCGAGGACGGTGCCCAACAAATGGAACAATTCCAAGATATATTCGAAAATATGATGGGCGGTGATATTCCAAAAGGCGCCCGTGTAGATGCCGCAGCCATGGAACGCGCAAGTCAACAAATGTCATTGAAAGAACGAATGCGAAATCGTATCATACAAAAAAAATTGATGCAGGCGCAAGAATTGGCTAAAGAAGAGGCCGAAAAGGCGGAACGCGCCAAAAATTATGTCCCGTATGATTTTTCAACGGAACCTGCTACCAAGAATAAGGTATTTCGGATCGAGGGGGAGACCCAGGAAACGAGTTCGGCCAGTGCAAACGGATCCTTGACGAATCCAGACAAGAAAAAGAAGAAGAAAAACAAGAATAAGAAATGAAGGCAGTATAAAATTGATCCTTAAAAGATAATAAACAATATTATTATACAATCATATACTAATATTATGAGATTCTGTGAAAAATGCAATTTTATGTATTATATTAGTATCAACGAAAAGGATAGTAACTTGTTGTCATATTATTGTCGCAACTGTGGACATAAAGATGATAGTATTACCGAAGAGGGGGCATGCGTATTGAATACGCAATTGAAGAGAGAACAACAGAATTTCAATCATATAATCAACGAATATACCAAGTTGGACCCGACGTTGCCGCGTATTTATAATATACCGTGTCCCAATCCGAAGTGTGACACGAATCATGACGGTGCGAAATCGGCGTCTTCTTCCTCCGCATCTAATAAGACCGAGATCATTTATATGCGATATGACGATGACAATTTAAAGTATTTGTATATATGTACTACGTGCGATACCAAGTGGAAAACGGATGATGCATAGGACAATGATTATATTCATTATGAAATCAACATAAACATTTAGGATATAATATATTAGATTGGTAAATATAGCCGATTATCATGTATATTTTTATTGGGTTGTTTCTAGTATTATTAAACGCATCCATGTTTCAGGGTTTGCATTTAACCAATTGGCAGGTTGGGGCAATTGACCGTCTTGTCCGCAATCCTAAATTGACTATAGACCAACGACACCGAATTAATCAAGTATTATATCGTTCTTATGAAAAATGGGCGGTGAAGCGTGCCTACGATTTTCGTCGGTTGCATCGAAATAAATGTCGCAATATTGACTTCCAAGATTTAGTCCAAGCGAGTAAATTCGGTCTATATCAATCCGTCTTACGATATAATGGAAGATATGCGTTTATACCCTATTCCCATTTTTTTGTCAACGGCGAACTGCTAAAAACGGTGACCCAGCATTATTCCACCAGTATTGTACCTCGCAAAATAAGGGTCCAAAATAAGTCCCATTTTACACCCCAACAAATGGCTAAATATGCCAACGATTTAGAAAGGTCATTGGTGCAATATACGAATTCTTGGTTGTTTGATGATATTTATTACGGTATAGGGAATACCGCGTTTGATAAAAATGTGGATTCAGAGACATGGCGAAAAAAATGGTCCCTTTTTTCGGATTTGGACGTATCCACGAGGCGTATAGTAATGTTGAAATATGATTACGATTTTAATAAGCGTCATACAAACAAAGAAGTGGCCGAAATGATGGGGTGTTCAGAGGAAAAAGTGAGATTATCTATATTAAAGGCCATGATGAAGTTGCGACTAGGAAATGATGTCAACGGTACAATATAAAATATCTTGATATTGTTATATTTGCTAAATAAAATGTATGCAAATTGGAAGATCGCGAAACAAAAGCCAGGCGATTACGGTACGTCGCATTTTAGTATAATCTATGTCACAAAATTGATTCAATCTAAATATATTATTCCGCATTAATATATTTAGAAATATACCTATTACATATACAATCAACATGAGTAAAGAATTCGACGAAAATGATTCTGATATCGAAGAAGACGAGGATCTTGAAGAGGAGATGGAGACAAGACCACGTATTATAATAAAAGAGCAGAATGCTAAATTAGGCAAGTTGGATAATATTGTGGAAGACGAAGAAGAGGATGACGAGGAAGATGACGGTGATGGGAAATCGGAAGAGGAAGAGGATGATGATGATAGTATCGTTGACGAGGACGAAGATGTTTTGGAAGAGGAACCGGCATCAAATCGTTCGACATTGCCCAAATTTCCTGAATTTGACGACGATGTCAGTGGCGCGGATGACGACGACGATGACATGTCAGAGGACGACAATTATCTACAAAAATTTGACGAGAGTACGAATCATAACATTATATCGGAATTTCATCCGGAGATGCAAGTGCATAATTACGACGAAATCGACATAATGACAACTATTGTGCGCGATTCGAATGGTATCATCGTGGATCCACTTCATCGCACATTGCCTTTTATAACAAAATACGAAAAAGCGAGGGTTTTGGGAGAACGTGCAAAACAACTCAATTCGGGCGCGACGGCGACCGTGGATGTGGATCCGACCGTCATTGATGGCTACTTGATCGCACTCAAAGAATACGAGGCGAAAAGGATACCTTTCATTATAAAACGTCCTTTGCCTAATGGAGGATGTGAATATTGGCGATTCTCCGATTTGGAAATATAGATTATACTATCAATTGAATAATAATTTACAAAATACAAAGATCATCTTAATATTTTGAATAATGCAGGAATACATGATAATACATTTTATAGAAGGGTGTAAGGGTATAAATGGAAATAATTAATATTTTTTTATAGCTAATTGATAACCTGTATGAATTAACTCATATTGACCATGATATTCTTGTAAAAATGCATTCATAGTATTTTTTATTTGAATACCATCTCCTCCGCAATAATCATCCATCCACATTATACCATTTTTTTCTAAAATATTGAAAGAATTCTCCATATCTCTTTTTATAAAATCTGGTTCATGACAACCATCAATATATATAAAGTTATACGTTTTATTATTGTTTTCAAAGAAAATATCCTTGAACCGCTTTTATTTTTTTTGAAACAACTTAAAAAGTTCCATTTAAAATGTTCAAGGGTGTAAATAGAAATATTGTCACATATACGCATAAAACGGGCGTTTTGAATGAGAAAAGGTGTAAATATAATAATTATATAATATCATAATTATATAATGGTATCACCTGAAATAGTCATTTTCAAAAAGACGAGAAAGACAAAGATTCTTAAAGATACCATGAAAGAACGTCATACTCGAAAAGTAAAACCGCAAAAAGATATAAAAAAACGGGGGGATTCCAAAGAAAAGGAGACGAATATGACTATTCTTGGTAAAATAACTGAATTTAAGAGAAATGGGATAACTATCTTAGAAACAATGGATGAGCCAACCCTTTCAGACATGGTACGTGAAACGAATGAACATTATTATAATACTCAAATACCTCTACTGACCGATACTGAATACGACATTTTGAAAGAATATGTAGAACGCAAATATCCCGAAAATGTCGCGATTAAAGAAGTCGGTGCACCCATTGGTAAAAACAAGGCCGAATTACCATATGAAATGGCCTCTATGGATAAAATCAAACCCGATACAGATGCTTTAGTGCGATGGACCGCGAAATATACAGGACCGTATGTATTATCTTGCAAATTGGATGGTGTGAGTGGTCTCTATATTATGGGTGCAAAACATAATAAATTATATACGCGCGGCGATGGGAAGGTGGGTCAGGATATTAGTCATCTATTGGGTGTATTCGATTTACCCAAGGGTGTATTAGATTTACCCAAGGGTGTATTAGATTTACCCAATGAAAAATCCACGGCGATTACCCAGTTTGATGAGGTTGCCGTAAGAGGCGAATTAATTATGCCCAAACGCGTTTTTGATGAAAAATATAAAGAATCTTTCGCAAATCCACGCAATCTAGTATCAGGTATAGTGAATCGAAAAACGGTTGATGAAAAAGCACGTGATCTCCGTTTTGTTGCTTATGAGGTCATCCACCCTCCCATGAAACCGAGTGAACAAATGGGATTCTTGGTCAATGCCGGTTTCGAAGTTGTTTGTAATCAAATGGCGGATTCTTTATCGAATCCCATATTGTCTGCACTTCTTCTTCAATGGAGGCACGAATACGAATATGAAATTGATGGTGTCATTGTAACAAATGATCGTATTTATCCAAGAAAACCAGGCAATCCCGAACATGCATTTGCATTCAAAATGGTAATATCGGATCAACAGGCAGAGGCCAAGGTCGTTGATGTAATATGGGCGGCAAGTAAAGATGGTTATTTGAAACCACGCGTTCGTCTAGAACCCATTCGTTTAGGCGGAGTTACGATAGAATATGCCACAGGATTTAATGGCAAATTTATCGAAGATAATCGCATCGGTATAGGTGCGATCGTCCAACTCGTACGGTCAGGGGATGTAATACCTTATATTACGGAAGTATCTTTCCCTGCCGAACACCCGAAAATGCCCACCGTCCCCTATATTTGGACGGATACCATGGTCGACGTGGTATTACAAAATCCCGAGGAAGATGCCGCAGTCCAAGAAAAAATGGTTGCAGGATTCTTTTCTCATTTAGAAGTCGACGGTCTAGCAAAGGGTAATGTAGCGCGACTATTTGCCGCGGGATTCACAAATGTTCCTGTAATACTAAAAATGACCAAGACTGATTTCGAACGCGTAGAGGGGTTCAAAACCAAGATGATTGATAAAGTATATCACAGTATACATGAAAAGGTGGGAAAGGCATCATTACTAGATATTATGGTAGCGTCTAATAAAATGGGCCGCGGTTTAGGTGAACGCAAAATACAACCTATATTAACCGCGTACCCCAATATTTTGACTTCCCGCGAACTGTCCGCGGAAAAGGAGGCCGCGCTAAAACATATCAAGGGAATTGGCAAAGAAAATGCGCGCGAATTTGTAGAACATATACCGGGTATGTTGACGTTCTTGGAAGAGTGCGGTCTTTCTTATAAATTAAATATTTTCTCTACGTCCTTACCCGTTTTAGAAAATACGATGATTGCACATGAAATCAATAGATCATCGGAACATCCGTTGTATCATAAAAAGGTGGTGATGACCAAGATTCGCGATAAAAAGATTATCGATGCTTTATCGAAATATGGCGCTATATTAGAAAATAGTATGACTAAGGATGTTTTTGTGGTGATTGTTAAATCGAAGACAGATACGTCGAATAAGACCGATTATGCCAAAAAATATAATATTCCAATTATGACCCCCGATGAATTTGTTGCCACTTATTTATGATTATATATATAATAAATGAATTTATTTCTACACCCATCGATTCATGTAAGAGAGGTTGCAACTACAAAAATAAATTTATTGTACGATCAATTTCCCGAATTTGCAGACGAATTTAAACATCTATACACGTTTTTAATAGAAAATAATAATGGTATTTATCCATTTAACATGGCATTGGATGAGGCAACCCAATTGGATGAGGCAACCCAAATTATAGCCGAAATAGAAAGATTATGGACGGCTCCAATGGAGGGACAAACACATGTATTAAGTTTGATCGACCATAGCAATACTTTATCATTCGATTATGGTGACAATACTTTCTCATTCGATGATGGTGAGATTTATGCATACATGCACGGCGACAAATCAATCATTGCAAAAACATATAAATATGATATGGGTCTAACCCCAGAAGAATGTGCATATGTTATAACAAATGAAGTTTTATTGCAAAGAATGGCTTATAGAAAAAACCTTGAAAGGCCTAATTTTGAGATTGAAGGAGAGGTAGGAGAAAAATTGGTAGAAATACCCGAAATATATTTTATAAAAATGTCACAAACCGGACCTATACGATCGGTAGAAATACACATGAAATACTTACCAAGATTAGAAATATATATAGACGGAGATAATGCAAAGGTTGTAAGCGATGGTGTTGTAACTGGTCATGAATTTCATTGGAAAGTAATGAATGATTTAATTGAAAATACGTTTCATTATTTAAAACAGTGTCATATAAGACATGCGGATAGTCATTCAGATAATATATATTTGACAAGAATAGTGGATTTGAAAAGAATAGTGGAATTGAAAAGAATAGTGGGATTGAAAAGAATAGTGGGACCAAATATACCTTGTATAGGAATTATTGATTTTAGTGAATCATCGCTATTGATTACAGGTGATGAACAATATATTAATCACGGCAAAAGAATTAACAGGGGGTTTAAAGTCGGTGGGTTTGACAATGCATCTGATTTTAATGGATGGACAAAAATGAAAAAACAACATAATGAAACTTATGGTGGAAGGATTTCCAAGAAATCTAGGAAATCTAGGAAATC